CTCGGCCGAGACGCCGGAGAGGGTGAAGTTGACGCGATCCGCGACGCCGTTGATCAGCGCTTGCAGGCCGGGAATACCGATGATGTGACCCGCGCCGAGCCACGTCGCGCCTTCGGGATCGACCGTGTCAGATGGCGTCTCGAGCGGCCCGAATCCGGTCCAGAGGTAGCAGACCGGATCGCTGTCGATGCGCAGGAGCCATGAGACGCGGTTGACGGCCATAGGGGCGTCGTGGCGCGGTCGTGGGGCGGATTATACGGACGGTGTTGCAGGGCATTTCGCCGCCCGACCTAGAAAAATCTTCTATGCAAAAGCTGCATTTCATGGAATCAGGGGTGCGTGGAACCGAAGGCATTCAGAGGGGGGCCATCTTGAGATGGCCATGCTGGGGACCAATATGGGTGTTCACGCATTTACCAAAATGACGGAATTTTTGGCTAACCGTTGGGGGCAACGGAATCAGTATCCTATGGCTACGCGCTTCGAATTGCAGGTTCACTTCGCCTACGATGATGAGGCTGATGTCTGGTATGTGGCAAAATCGGATATTCCGGGGCTTAGCCTGGAGGCTGGCTCGCCGTCAGAGCTGCTCGACCGGGTGGCGAAGGCGGCTCCTGAGCTCATTGAGCTGAATTCGGGAATGCTCGCGAAGGTGGTTGACGTCCGCCCGACCGAGCCGAAAGTCCACCGCAGTCGTCGCAATGCACGCAAGGGTGAACCTGCCAGGCCTTGGTCGGTTCGCCCCGTGTTCGACGCCCCTCTCGATCTCTGCCATGCTTGAGCAGGACCTACCGGGGGGATGGTCGGCTACACAAAGAAGCTAAAGAAGATGCTCCGCCAAGGGGGCTGCGAGTTTCATCAGCAAGGCAAGGGCGATCACGAGACCTGGAAGTCTCCGGCGGGGGTTTTCTTCACCGTCGATAACGACATAAAATCAAGGCATACCGCCAACGAAACCCTCAAGCAGGCGGGCCTTAAAAAGGCCTTCTGACTTATCGCCCATATCGTTGAGCGCTCCGAACTCGAGCCGGCGCATCCTTCATCGACTGCTGATAGGCCTTGCCGGCAGCCTTGGCGGCATTGGCGCGCGAGATCCGCTCCATGTCGGCGTAGAGCTCCGCCGTCACCACAGCACCACGCAAATCGAACTTGGGCGAGCTGATGACCGTGGGGCCAGTCTGCGCGGCCAGCCGGTGGTTCGGAACGATGACGCCGTTCTGCTGGGGGACGAAGAGTTCTTCGCCGCTTTCTCCCACTTTGTAGGGAGTGCCGGCGCGGACATTGCCCCCGATCGCGCGTCCACCGCCGAAGATGGCGCCGGTGACGGACGAGAACAGGCCGCCGAGCAGGTTGCCGCCACCGGCCTGGTCTAGTGCCTCAGCCAGCGGTCGGAAGATCACCTGGTCGAGGAAGATCGAAAACAAGTCCTTCACGAACCGATCTTCGGTGCCCATCGCATTGGTCAGCGCGTCCGCGATGCCCTGATTGACCGATTCCAGCTTGCGGGCGACGGCTTCCTCGACGTCCTGCGCTGGGTCGCGCATGGCGTCGGCGTAGCGGCCCAGCGCCCCCATGTTGTCGAGTTCGACGCCGCGCTGCTCCGCACTTTGGCGTTCGGCGAGTAGGCGCCGCGCTTCCGCAGCGTCTGCGATCTTGCCCTCTGCGATGGCTTGATCAAGCATGGATCGCTCGATCTTGTGCTGAAGCGTGAGCGCCCGCTCTTCGAGTTCGCGGCGCTGTTCAAGCGTATCGGCGATCGCGGCTCGTGCGCGAATGGCGTCAGCTTCGAGTGCGAGTTGATCGGTGCGCTGCCGAACTTCCTCGCGCTGCCGGTCGAGTTCGGCTTCAGCATCGCGCTCCGCCTTCTCATTGCGCAGTCGCTGCGCCTTCAGGCCGGCTAGCTGGTCAACCAAGGCAGCGCGTTCGTCGTACTCCTGTTTGGTCAGTGTGCCGAGGCGCACCTCGGTCTGATACTGCGCGAGCCGCTGCGCCCTCTCGTCATCGATCTGCTGGAGCTCGAAGCGCAGAATGTCGTCGCTGGCGGTTGCGAGCGCGGCCCGCGCGACGAGGATGTCGTCGTTGAGCGATGCGAGTTCGCGCTGATTGGCCGCATCCTCGCGGATCTGGCGCAGCCGTTCGTTCTCGGCCTTCTGTGCTGCGGCGGCCGCCTTCCTTGCGGTTGAGGCGCCGCGATTTCCGCCCCCGCTTCCACCAGTGGAGCGCCGGGGACTGCCACCGATCCGATTGCCCATGACGTCGTAGCCGCGGAGCATGTCGGCGACGGCCTGTTCCGCGAGCGCGTTTCGTCGACGCGCCTCAGAGGCCGCTTGGCCGCGATTGAAGGTCCCGAGTAGGTCGGTGCCCGACGTAGGTCGCCCGTTCCACCAGTCGCCAACTGAATTTCCGGTCAGCAGCGCGCCGCCTACGCCCTGCTTGGACAGCCATCCCGAAATCGCATCGATTTCACTGAGCAGCGGGCGAATCCGATCGGCTAGCGACTGCGCTTCCGAGCCGATCTGTCCGAAGATCGACTGCGCCGCGGAAAGCATCGGATCGAACACGTCCGCCAGACCTTCGAAGGTCGAGCGGATGTCAATGCCGGTTTCTACGGCCGCTTGCTCGAGATCGGCAAAGCCGCGAGTGCCATCTGTGATGAAGTTCGCCAGCATCTCCGAGAATGCGCCGCCGCGGTCGAAGGCCCCGAACGTGATGGTGGCGGCGTTCTCGACCTGTTGCATCGCCTGGTCGAACGTGATCGGCAGCTCACGGAACTCGGCATCGATCTGCGCCGATGCACCCTCGAGCGCGCCAAGCACCTCTTGGCCGGTGAGTTGGCCTGCCTGCCCCATCTCGCGCAACTGGCCGATCGTGACGTTCAAGCCGTCGGCGAGTGCGCGGGCGAGCCGTGGCGCGTTCTCGAGAACGCTGTTCAACTCCTCGCCGCGGAGGGTGCCGGACTGAATGCCCTGCAGAAACTGCCGTAGGCCGCCGGCAGCCTCGGCAGCAGTGGCGCCCGACACCTGAAACGCTTTCGTGATGGTCTCGGTTGCGCGCGCCGCCTGTTGTTGGGAGATACCGAGTTCTACCGCGTTACGCTGGAACGTCGCGTAGAGCTGCGCGGTTTCCTCGAGCCCGCTGCGTGAAGCCATCGCGATCCGGCGCACATCCTCCTGCGCCTGTGCGAAATTGCCAGTCTCCCGCGTGGCGAGACGAAGCTGCGCCTCGATCTGCTTGGATGCGTCGACCAGGCGAAGAAATTCCCGTGCAGTGGCGACTGTCGCGATGCCCGCAAGAGCGGCGCCGACGCGGCCCGCTCCAGCGCTGACCCGTCGCTCGAACTGCTGCATCCGGGCCTCTTGCGCTCCCGTGGAGCGCTCGAACGACTGTTGTGCGCGCCGAAGATCGGCCTGATATTTGCCGATCCGCGCCTCGAACTCGACGATCACTTCATCAGCTGTCGCCATCAGTGCAGCACTCTCACACCGCGCGCTTCAAGGTCGCGCATGCGCCCCTCGGCCGCTTCGATCTCTTCATCAGTAAGGGGTGGGGGAGGGGCCTGCCGGTCGTCGGAGTGGGCGCGATCCCATCCATCGATGAGCATCCCGTATTCCCAGAGGGTCAGGTTGCGCGCGGCCTCATGGCCGACGCCCATCACCGAGCAGTTCGTGAAGAACTCTCCGAGGTCGATTCGACCGCTTCCTTCGGCTTTTTTTTTGAGCCGTCGCCCTCCTCCGCCACAAAACCGACTATGAACGTGTGCAGGATGGCTTTCGCCAGGTTCCAGTTTTCCGTGAACGGGCGAGCCTCGTCGCCGGTGACGTAGCGATTGAGGAGGGCTTCGACGACGTGGGGCTTGCACTCGACCGTCTGACCATCGACCATGCCTCCGCTGCCGCCGAGCAACCCCTGACGGATGATCTCTGACACGTCGACGAGGTGCGCCTGCCCGATCATGACGCGCTCGTAGATCGCCTGGATGCCGGCGCCGCCCTTGCGTTCGATTTCGGCGCAGGCCGCCCAGGGCAGGCGAAAGTCGTAGGTGCCATCCGCCCAGTCGAGGGTCAGGTTGGTCTGCATGTCAGACCGCGTCCGCCCAGGTGAGTAGCCCGGTGCCGGTTACCGTGATGCTCAGCTGCTTCCATCGGCCCTTCTCCGCGCCTTCTTCCCAAGAGGAAATGAAGCCGGGCCCCTGCCAGTAGCCGTCCTCGATCGCATCGCCAGCGGGCTCGCCCGAGGCGAAACGCCAATTCTGCGATTTGCCGAGCAGTTCGCGGAGCGCCGCGCCCTGTGATCGATTGTAGAGGCCCGAGCCAGTCATGGACCAGTCCTGCGCCCCGACTTCGCGGAGCGTCTGCGCGACCGCTTCCGGGTCGGCGCAGTCGAAGTCCTCTTCCTCGAACGCGCTGGCATAGGTGACAGACAGACTGAAGTTTTTGAGGCCACAGAGCTGCGTGAAAACCTCGGGATCGGCACCGTCGCCGAACAGAATATCGCAGTAATTGCCTTTGATCCGGCCGGTGGTGTAAGCCATCGTCAGGTGTCCCGCTGGTGATTGGTCTGGCGGACTTTGGCGGGGCCGGGCGGGACGCTCTACGGACGGAACCGCGTGAGCATCGCGTGGGGGACATATGTCGAAATGGATCTGGATTGTGATCGCCCTCGTGTTGGCGGTCGTGTTCGCAGCCTTGTTCTCGCTGCAGAGCGGGGTGGATGCAGACGAAGATCGTATTCTCGCTGCCGCGGATGCAAACGCCGTTCAATTTTCGACCGATGGCGAGGTTGGCCCGGCGAATGGTTCCACTATCACGCTTGCAGAATTTGAAGCCCTACAGACGGGTATGTCGCACGAGCAGGTTGCCGAGATCACAGGCTCGACAGGGCAGCTGATCTCGGAATCTGAACTCGGCGGGGTGAATACGCAGATGTATCAGCTCGAAGGAGAGGGCGACCTCGGGGCAAACGCGAGCGTCATGTTCCAGAACGGAGAGCTTGTTCAAAAGGCCCAGTTCGGGCTGCGGTAGAGTCCCCGTCGTTTGGGCGGCAATGCCGTCCTTTTGTTCTTGCAAAATAGGCGGCAGTGCCGTATATACCGCCTATGCAAACGGTAGTCGAAACCCCCGGATATCTCCGCGCTGCCAAGTCGGCGAACATGACCGACGAAGAGCGTGAGGCAGTGGTGGCGCTGATTGCCGAGAACCCGGAAGCGGGCGAAATTATGCCGGGCTGCGGCGGCGCGCGTAAACTGCGTTTCGCCAAGCCCGGTAGGGGCAAGTCGGGCGGTTATCGCGTGATCACCTATTACGCGGGCACCGATTATCCGACCTTTTTGCTGACTGTGTTCGGCAAAGGGGAGAAGGCCAACCTTACGAAGGCAGAGCGGAACGCTCTGGCAGAATTTACGAAGAGCCTCACCGGCTCGATTGCATAGGAGACAGGCGATCATGGCCAAGGAAGCATTCGACAAGATCATGGGCGGCCTGCATGAAGTGCAGGCCTATATGGATGGCGAGCGCAAGGGCTTTGCCGTTCACGAGCCGCTCGACATCAAGGCTATTCGCGCACGCGCGGAGATGAGCCAGGCTAAGTTCGCGCGCACATATCGCCTCCCGCTCGGGACTTTGAAGGATTGGGAGCAAGGCCGACGTCAGCCCGATGCCCCGGCTCGTGCGCTGCTGACGATTATCGAGAGAAATCCCGGCGCTGCCGCTGAGGCTTTGGCCGAGGCGTGATCAGGCTTGCCCCTCAAGCCTCCGCCAGCGCCTTCACGGTGAAAAATACGACCCCGTGCCAAACATCAGGCTCTTCCGGGTCCGGTAGAACCTGCGTCCGCTCGACATAGGCATCCTCGATCCCGTCGATCACCTCCGCCGCTGCGTCGACCAGGCTGCCCATCCAGGCTTCGGGATCGAGGATGGTCCCGGAGACGCCTGCGAAGAAGTGGTACGCGCCGGACACATCACCCCCCCGCCAACACGAATACCGATCGGGCTCGGTGGTTGCGCTCCCGTAGCGCCCGAAGGGCTTGGCCGGCGCGTTCGGTGTCTTGGCGGGATAGATGCGCTCAGATGGAACTAGCGCAGTGACCGCAGGGTCAGCTTTCAACGCCGCCAGGATCGTCTGCCGCGCATGAACGGTCGGACTGATCGTCATTGTCCGGCGCGATCAGGCTCGGGAAGGACATGACCTCGCCCAGCGCGATCATCAGGTTCCAATTCGTCTCGGGGTGCGTCGTCTCGACCCGCCGCATGATCGCGGTCAGCCAAGCTGTCAGGCGGGATACGCTCAGGCCCATCGGATGCCCGCTTAGCCGGTTTCTTCGCCTCTGTCGCCTTGCCAGCCGCCTTGGCCGCTTCGAGCACCTCGCGCTTGACGCAGTAGAGGCCTTTGCCGTCCACGCCGCGATCGGGCCGGTAGAGCGATACGGCGCGCGAAGGCCAGCGGTGATCGTAGCGTTCTGAGAAGCGAGCCCATGCCATGCGGGGATGAAGCCGCGTTCGCTACGTGAATGCTACAGACGCGCTAGATCGTACCGCCCTTGGTGATGCGTTTCGCCGCGGCCTTCGCGAGTGCCTCGGCCTCCCTGCGCACAGTCTTCGCAGCGGGGCCGGCGAATGGACGTTCCGCCATATTGATCGTGCCCAACTCCAGCGGGACCGCGTGGGGCGCATCGAAGACGGACTTCGCCTTGAAGGGCCCCGCCTTCTCGACGTGCCCGGAACGGCGCAGGTCGCCCGTGTCCTCGTTCGGGGGTTCACCCGGCGCGCTGGGCACGTGGTTCGCACCGGATACCGCGCCCTGGGTGATCAGGTGCGACGCCTCGGCGACGTGCATATCGGCCAGCGTGTAGACGAGCTTCGATGCCTCGCGCTCGGCGCGCGGCCCCATCGCCTTGAGCCTGCGCAGATGCTTGTCGGCGCCCCGGAACTTGGTCGGCATCAGACCGCCCTCGCGCGACAGATCCAGTGCGACGCCGCGGCGTCCAGCTCGGCCGAGAGGAGCCGCCAACGCTGTCCGCGCACCGTGATCTCGGAATCACTGTCGATCGTGCCGATACACTGCGCGAGCACGATGATCCGTGCGTCGCCCTCGGCGTATCCATCCGCCCGCCGCATTGCGTCTGTCGCGGCGTCCACCTGCGCCTTGCAGGCCGTGTCGCCGTCTTCATACCCGATGACGTTGCCGCCCGCGTCGTAGATCGGCTCCCCGGTGCCGGCGTGAAGGGTCGCGTCGAGGTATAGGCCTCCGAACGCCGCGCCGAAGACCGCGGCGATGCCTTCGTCAAGCAGTCCCATGCGGCCACCTGTTGCGATCGAGCGGCACGGTGCCCGAGCGCGCCACGCCGGGCCCGCCAACGCAGCCGCTCGTCAGTTCGAAGAATCGCGCCCCGTAGCTGGTCGAGCTCCACTTGCCGGGCGAGCCACCGGTGCCTTCCCCACGCTGCAGCTCGAGCGATCCCGACTTGATGCGCTTGAAGCCGCTCATGCCCTGCGCGGCCATCTCGCTTTCCGCGCCGGTGCCGATGCCCTGTTCGGTCAGATAGTGCGCCGTGGCGAGCATCGTCGCGAGATCCATGCTGTCGCCGAGGCAGGATTGCAGGGGCTCGGTCACGCGCACCGCGGCAGCGCTCCAGAAGTCGTATTGCGCATCGGTGACGGCGGAGAAGGCCGGAAAGACCTCGATGAAGTCGGCTCGGGTGGGCGCGGTGTAAGCCAGCGTGGCCTCCTATGAAAAAGGGCGGGCGCTCAGGCCCGCCCCCTATGCGTGACGATCGGGAGGTTGACCGTCAGGACTTCTTGTCGTCGGCCTTGGCGTCATCCGCGTCGGCTTCCTTGGCGGCTTTGCTGCCGGGCGCCGCGAACCAGTCCTTCACCGGCTCCTCACCCTTCGCGAGTTCCACGTCCACTTCCTGCCCGGCTTCGACCATCACGAGACCCTTGGTGGTGTGGAGCCCACGCGGGCCGTTCGAGATGTTCTTGAGCTTCGGCATGTCGCGTCTCCTCAGAAGCTGTCGCGGTAAACGAGGGCCTTGGGCAGTCGAACCTCGACGCCGCCCACGTTCATGATCCCGGCGACCTCGTAGACCATGCTGGCCTTCTGGAAGGGCGGCAGGAACTGGTGCGGGCCGGGCAGGTGGAATTTCAGCACCTGCGGGTTGTTCGCGTAGGCGATCATGCGGGTGCTGTTGCCGGTGCCCGCCGTTTCGAGCGCGCGGCTCTTGAGGATCGTCAGGCCCTCGCCGGCCACGTTGTTGGCGAGCAGGAACGACAGGATCGTCGCGTTGGTGTCGCCGACCCGCTGCGTCGCGATGAAGTTGTAGCGCGAGGTCGGGAGCACCAGCGTATCGGCGACCATCGTTTCGCCGGTGCCGGTCTCGACTGCGGTCAGCGCTTCATTGATGTCGGCGAGGATCTCGTCTGCGGTCTTCTCCGACCACAACCGCGACGTGCCGCCGGCGTTGTTGGCGACCTGGGCACTGGGCGCCGAGCCGTTGTTCACGAACCCGGTCCAGCCCTTCTCGCTCTCGCCGCGCGGCGTCTGTCCCGTCATCGCGATGCCGTAGATGAAGCGGTCGGCGGACAGCTTGGCGGCCTGCGCCTTGTCGCTCGTCAGGGACCGGCCGAGCTTGGCGGCGCGCTGGAGTTCCTGCGTGTTCCACTCGTAGCCGATACCGGCCAGGTGGAAGTTGTGCGTGCTCTGCGCCATCTTCGTGCTGGCGTAGGGAACGTCGAAAGCGCCGGCGGCGAGGAATTCGGCCTGGCCGACCTGGTCCATCGAATACACGAGCGTGCCGACGTCCCACATGTCGCCCGAGCTATCGACCGACATGAACCGGCTGATGTCGAAGCTCGGATACTTCGTCATGTAGACTTCGGTTTCGATGCGGTAGAGCTGCGGTGTCAGGAAGGCGTAGCCGACCTGCGCATCGCTCATGAAGGCATCGACCTTGTCGGCGAAGCTCGCGGCATGGCGGGCGTTGTCCGCGGCCCAGAGGCCGATGACGTGCTTCTTCACGTCGGCGTCTGCGGCAAGGAACGCCACGGGATCGGTGATCCGGCCCGAAGCGCTGTCGTAGAAGTTGGTGGTGATCGCGTTCATGGTTTCCCCCTTCAGCGCTTCACGATGCGGCAGAGGCCGTCCGTGACAGTTTCGTCGGCAATCCAGCCGGTTGCGATGTGGGTCGCGTCGGCCGCGGTGGCCCCGATCCCGTCGGCGGCGTCGGCGCCCGTCCCGACGGTCAGGGCAGCGCCATCGGCCACCGCACCGGTCACCTCGACGTAGATCGCGCCGCTGGTCATGACCGGCACATTGTCGTGCTGCGCGTATTCGTCCGGGTCGGCACCGACGACGACGGCCTGCGCCGAAGTCGCGATCGAGAAGCCGAGGAACGTCGCAAGCGTGCCCACCGTGGCAGTGCAGCCGTGGTCGCCAGCCCCGCGATAGACCGGCACGCCGAAGCCGATACCGGCAGCGTCCTCGCAGGTCCGGGTGATGCGGTTGGAAGTCTCGCCATTGGCGACCATACCCGCGTAGCCCTTGGCGAGGTTCTCGCCGTAGTTGGTCTGGAGTTCAGCCATTGCTCAGTCCCTTCAGTTGTACTGCGCGGTGCGAGCGAGGTCGCGAACGCTGGCGCCGTCGGCGAAAGCGGCGGGGTTGGTGAGGCCGCTCGGAACCGTCGCGCCGGCCTTCGCGTCCGCCGTCAGCGTCGCGAACGAGGCGGCGATCTGCGCATCGTTCCAGTCCTTGGCGGCGTCGCCGATCTTGGCCGAGACAGCGGCCTTCATGATGGCCGGCTCGTCCATGTCGTCCGAGACGGTGACGCCGAGCGCCTTGGCCTTGTCGCAGACCTCGGCGTAGGCCTTGGCGGCGTCGCGCAGCTGCTGCGGCGTCAGCTTGGCATCGGCGACCTGCTTCTCGAGCGTGGTCACTTTGGCGTCGAGCGTCGCCTTGTCGGTGGTCAGGGTGGCGACGTCGGCGAGGGCCTTGTCCTTCGCTTCGGTGGCTTCGGTCACCTTCTGGTCGAGCTTCGTGAGAGCCGCCTCGACCGCTGCGGCGTCGGTGAGATTGACGGACATACCGTCGAGGTTGGTGATCTTCACGCGAGTCTCCTGTGATGAAGGGGTGGCGGGGCTGCGTTCATCGACCACGCGAAGCTCCGGCCCGCCCCGAGCGGCCCGAACAAGTGCGATGTGGTTGATCCGGATATTGGTCTGGTAGGCGTCGCACACCGTTCCGTCCGGGTGCTTGCCGTCTGCCGGCACCTGCAAATCGGTAGCGTAGCCCATGCTGAGCTGCTTGTGCGTCGTGGTCGCGGCTTTCACAGCGGCGGAATCGCGCACGATGATGGGCACGCGAACGCGCTGGCCATCGCGCGCAATGTCGCCGTTGATCTCGCCGACGCCGAGCGTGCGCCAGTTGTCGGCGGTTACGGCTTCCGAGGGGTGATCGATGGTGACCGGTGCTGCCGCGAACGTGGCGAGGCTGTCGGTCTTGAACACCTCGCTTTCGGGACGATAGACCTTGACGACCGCCTTATCCCGGAGGCCGTGCTTGTTCTCGGGGTCGACCTCGCGGCCCAGGTAGTCCTGCAGGCCCGTTCTGGCCGCAAATACCTCAGCGACGAGCGAGCCGTCCGCGCAGATGCGGGCTTCTCGGTCTAGCGTGAGAGTATCGGTGAGCTGAACCATGCGGCGGGGAATGCCGCACGCATGGGCGCGTCTCTACGGACGGTTAGCTATCCGCCAGCGTCAACCCGTCCCGTGTCAGGCGCCATGCAATGCCGTCGCCAAGGATCATGGCTTCCTTGACCCAGCCCTTGAACGACATGGCGGTGAAAAGCGCGTGGTCCATGGTCCCCATCTTCGTCGTTCTTCCGCCGCGCGCGGAGCGCAGGGTGTCCACTTCCTGATCCGACGCAACGATGGTGAGCGGCTCCAGTGGAGTGAGTTCCATCACCCTTCCTCCAGCGCGGCGTCGATCATGGCTTGCCAAGCCATGATAGGGGCGGGGTTGTCGATGACGCCGGCATTGTCGGGGTCGCCCTTGCTGTTGCCATAGCCCGCTCGCTCCATCCCCTCACTCGGCTCGCGGATCGCCTGCAGGACGGCGCGGACGATGTCTCGGAAGTGCTGCTCGTCCACGATGCCGCCTTCGGTCATGAAGCCGCCGCTCGGGTGGGCATAGGCGCCGGCTTCCTCGCGGACCGCCCGCGCGGCGCGTTCGAGCGGGGTCATGCTGCTTTCTCCCATGCCGGCCGCATACCATGGTTCGGGTGAAACCCGTAGCGAACGTTCGCGGCACGGCGGGCTGCAACAGCATCATCGAACGAGACGAAGCGGCCCAGGTGGCGCGTCTTGCCATCGACCCGGATCATTGCGCGCCAGCGGCCCGTTTGCTTGCACCAACAAACCCCAGTGAAACCGCTCGTATTGTTGCTCGAAAGCCCCTCGTTCAGATGGTTCTCACGGTTGGTGGCGGCCTTGAGGTTCAGGATGCGGTTGTTGGAGCGGTTCCCGTCGTCATGGTCGATCTGATGCGAAGGCCATTCACCGTAGTGGATTGCCCAAGCGACGCGATGCGCTCGCTGCATTACGCCGAGAATGGTTCCGACGCGGTACCCGCCTTCGTTCTTCGCCGTGAATGCCTCCCGACCAGCGTACTTCCGGTTCCAACAATCAGCTGCCCATTGAGCAGTGCGGACCCCACCATGACAGCGGCTATCGCGATACATGCTTGCCGGGCGGGGCTTCCAGTAGAGCTTCCCCGTCTCCGGTTCATACCGGAGTAGTTTGCGACACAGTTCGGGCGTGATATCGGCTCGGTCAGCCATGCGATGCTCCAATCATCGTTATGGTCAGGGCCGGGCAGCGTTGGCGCGCTGTTCCGGCCCGCCTGTTCTACTCCAGTTCCTCTTGGATGGAAAGCCACGCTTGAGCGCGACAGCCGCAATAAGGCTGCATGCCGGGCCGATCATCGCTAGGGATCGTCTCCCCGCCACCACGCCGCTTACCCGTCTTGAGGTCGTAGATCTTCCCGTTGCGGGCGAGATGATTTTCGCGCGGATGCCTTTTTGCCGAATGCCTCCATTTGAACCACTCGACGCCGGCCTCCGCCATGCGCTCGGCGTCCAGCGCGCCGCTGAGCTTCGTGTTCTGGTCGGCGGCAACCCTGATCGCGCGGGATCGCGCCATGCCGACCGCCTCGCGCAATTCTCGCGCCAGCTCGCGCGTCGGCGTCCGGTTCTGATAGGCCCGGAACACGGCATCCGAGATGCGACCCTTCGCCTGGTCGCTGATGTCGGTGACCAGCGCGACGTTGCGCGCGATCCACGCCTCCAGCGTTTCTCGCACCGGTTGCGCCGTCAGCACGGTCGAGAGGTCGACCTTCGTGCCGGCCTTCACGCCCGCGATCCACTTCGCCCGGTGCCATTGCTCGATGCGGACGGCCAGACGCTCGATCCCGACGCCGAACGCGACGATCAGGCGGGACACTTCCTCGGCGGTGCGGTCGATGGCCGCTTGCTGGTCGGCGGGCGCATCCAAGGTTAGGGCGTCCACCGTGGGGAGGGTATATCCCGCCATGATCGCTTCGATCCCTTCGGCCCACGCGCGAACGATCGGGAGGTAGAGCGCCGCCAGTTCCTTCGCATGTGCCTGCGTCGGCTCGATCGGCCGGAGTGTCACATCGCGGCGGATGCCTTCACGGCGCGCAAGGGCGGGGAGGTCGAAGGCGGCCATCAGGCTTCCTCAATCTTCGCCTTCCACCCCTCATCGACCTCGCTGAACAACTCCGGCCCGAACACCAGCGGCCCGGTATACGGCTCGATCTGCGACACATCGACGCCCTCGGCCTGCCAGGTCAGCGTCACGTGCGGCCGATAATCCGGCCAATCCCACGACGCTCCAGCCTCGCGAATCCGGTTGTGCCGCCACTCGAGCTGGTCGTCGACGAACATCAGCGCGAGCGCATCGCCGTCGCCCAGGCGTTCGACATCGCGCGGGCCGCCCGGACGGACGCGCACATGACCGTTCTCGTCGCCGCTCCAGTCCGTGCCGACGGCGAACCAGTCGACCGGCGCGCGGCTGTAAGCGATCGTGACGTGCATGTCGTCGGCGGCGAGGGTGGTTTCGATGCCCTGCGACTTCGCCCAGCGGATCAGCTCGTCCGCGTTCAGCAGCTTGCGCTGGACGTAGAGCGTCTTCGGAGCCGCGTCCTCGAGGAACCGGGCATCGTTCGCGGCACGGCGAGCGGACGCGTTGGGCCCGCCCCCGGCAGATACCTGCTGATCACCTCCTTTCGCTCGGCGCTCCTCCTCCGTCAGGAAATCGCCCTCGTCGCCTTCGCCCGCCTCCAGGTCCGGCAGCTCGTCGAGAGCGTCTTTCAGCCCGGGGAATGTGCCTTTTTCGATGAGCTTCGACTGCACACCCTTTTCAAGTGCCTGCGACGGCACGAGACCGCTGTCCGAATAGATGCGAGCGGTCTCGGCATCGGTCTTGTCGATCTTGGAGCGCGTCTCCTCGTCGGGGACGTCGAGCGGCGAGAACTTCCAGTAGAGATCGGGAGCCAGGCCGAGCGAAGGCAGCAAGATGGCGTCGAGCTTCGCCAGCTGCGGCCGCAGCTCCATGCCCTGCCGCGTGGCGATCATGCTGCGGTAGTTCTTCTCGTCGTGCTCGCCGGTCGCGTTCTGCCCATCGGGCGCTTTGCCGAGCAGCCTGGTCGCCGGGATGTCGGCTGCGCCTGCCACGATGGCGAGGTAGGTCCGCACCATCTCTGGCATCCCGGCCCAGGTGATCTGGCGCTGATCCCACTCGTCTTCCTTGTCGAGGAAGATGCCGCGGTAGTTCGATTTGCCGAGCGCAGTCGCCTCGAACCGCTTGCGCATCGCCTCTTCGCCGCCCGGCTGCAGCAGGCGATCGGTCATGCCAGCGATGCGGTAGATGTCGAGCTTCGCCTCTTCGACCAGGTCCGCATAGCCTTCCGAGACGCGCTGGGCGTCCTTCACGGCGCGGTCGACCCGATCGATGACCGAATCCCCCCACCAATCGTCGGCCGACTGGCTGCCCAGGATGTCGGGCACCCGCTCGCCGCGGAAGACCAGGAGCCGGGAAGGATGGATCTGATCGGAGCCGTGCTGGCCACTGAGCGTGAAGTACTCCGGCTCGTCGAAGGTGGAGCTACGCGGGTCGTAGTCGATCGGCCCGGGCGTCAGCCGGCGCCGCGACAGGGCTTTCACATAGACGAGCTTTTCGCCGGCGCGGACGGGCTCGGCGAGGCTCGCCGCATTCGTGCCGAGCAGCACCGCGCCGCCGCCCAGCCGGCCAAACTCCAGCGCCTCGAACACGGCGCGCGGCAGGCGCAGTCGTGCCTCCTCCGCTTCAATGCGCTTCGTGTCGGCCTCGTCGGCCTCCCACTCGCGCCACTCGCGGACCATGTCCATGGGCGGGAGGCCTACGATCTTGGAGATCAGCCAGGACGACCGATAGGCCGCGAGCAGCTGGTCGGGCGGCAGTTGCCGGAAGAACCATGCCGTGTAGCGGCTGCGGTCGATCGACGTGCCCCGGCCGGAGAGCGCATTGATCAGACCATCGCGCATCGGAATGACGTTGGACGGCAGGACAATCTGTCCGTCGAACACGAAGCCGGGTTTGGGGCGGACGTTGACGATGCGGCCGGACATGGCGGTCTTGTGCGGCGGCGGGGCGGGGAGGTGCTACGGACGGCGGCTACAGCGCATCGAGCGAAGATCGCTGCGCCGCAACCGGCCAGAACGCCATCACCAGCGCATCAGCCTTGTTCGGCGAGCGCGTGCCCTCAGGCGTCTTGTTCACGATCATCTTGAGCGCGCCCGTCCGCCCGCGCGTCGCCTGGCTCAACTCCTTCCGCAGCGTCGCAAGCCCCGGCATGTTCGACGGCAGGCTGATCATCGTGTCGGGATCGTGCTGTTCGCCCTCGGTGACCGCCTTGTGCGTGCGCTCGAACCGGCCGCGCAGTTCCCACCACGCCTGAGCCTTCAGGTTGGCGAAGAAGTCGCGGTTCAGCGGGCTCTCCTTGTCGCCGGGAATGAAGTGCTGATCCGGATTGAGCGGGGCTGCACTCGCGCTCCACGGCGCGAAAGAGATGCCGTTCGGCAGCTTGTCCTCGCCAGCAAGTCGATTGGCCTCCGACTTCACCCCGGCGCCAACTCCGATGCAGTCGTACTGGAGCTCGACCGTGCGCCCCCGCAAGTCATCGATCGCCTTGCGCGTTGCCTCGCCTACATCGCCCGAGCCCCAATCCTCCACGCTGTGCACGACCGAGCCTTTCGCGATGGCGAGCGCGTGCTTGTCCGCTCCCTCGTCGGCCACGTCGAGCGCGGCCCGCCAGCCGCCGCTATCCTCGAAGCCGAGACGGATATGCGCGTCGATCGCCGAGGACACCCAAGCCGAGGGGATAATCACGCCAGCAACGGCTGCCGAGTAATCGCGGTCGACCTCCTGCGCGAACACATGGAGCAACCCGTCGCTCTCAGCCTTTGCTCGCCGCTGGTCATACCAGTCCTGATCTTTCGCCGGATGGTCGCGCCAGTCCATGACGAACACATTGGCGCGATCCCGAACGAGGGAATTGCCCGGCGACCATTCCTCGCCTGCCTCGCGTCGCCGGTGGAACACGTTGCCGAGACCGTTCACGCTCGAGATGTCGATCTGGCAATTCGTGTTATCGGCAAGCGCAGCTTCGATCTTCTCCGGCCGCTCGTAGTGGGCGCTCTCGTCCTTGAAGTAGATCAGCTTGCGGCCGCCGCGACCGATGTTGTCGCCTGCCTCACCGGTGATCGTCGCGCCCGTCTCGGGATTGACGATCTTCATGAACGGCATGTGCGTCTGCGCGTCGAATCCGGCCGGAAGCATGAAGGCGGGCAGGTTGCGGATGATGATCCGCATCTTCTCGAAGATGGAATCGGGGTCGCCGATCTTGTCGACGAGCTGCTCCTTGCGGCTGCCCCATCCTACCGCGGCACCTGGCCAGTATAGCCAGAGCCAGACCGAGAACGCGCAGCAGAGCCAAGTCGCGCCCATGTCGCGGGCTTTCTCGGCAAGCCCGTTCTGCTGTTCGGTGATGCAGGCGAGCAGGAACTCGGCAAGCTCCTCCTGTCGGCGGAAGAGCACGAACGGCATCGTGGTTGGGATATCGGGATCACCGGCCTTGCGCGGGTCGTAGGTGACGGCCCAGTGGTTGATCCACGCGACGGGATCGCTGCGATAGCGTTCGGGCAGGCCGAGGCGCAGGTCTGGGCGTTCGCGAAGCTTGCGCACGCGGTTTTGGCGGGCAATCAGGTGCTCGACGTAGTTGGGGGGCCACGTCTCGGCTTTGCTTCGTTCGGGGGCGATCGTGGTGGTCATGCATCCAAATTGTTGATGATGACGAAGCCGTTTTGGCGAGAGGGCTCATCACCGGCGATTAGCCACTCGTGACGTTGCTGGCCGCGATGTAGCGCGAGATCGAGACCGAGGGCGTGAGCGAGCATGACGCGGGACTTGTTTTGCTCGATGAGCTCAACATCAGCCTCAGTGACACCGCGAGGATTGCTCAGCTCGATATATCGCTTACGCTTCGGCTCTGGCGCACGCGGTATGACCGTCGGTGATTTCCGGCGCCGCCGCCATATCCACCCGATCACCCCAATTCCTCCCGATACCGCTCGGCCGCTTCCTTCGCGGACATGCCCTGCCGGATCAGTTCCGCCGCCTGATCGGTCACACCGTGGTCAAGTTGCACCTTCTCGCCGTACTTCTTCGGAGCCAGCTTGCCGGCCATCCACTTGCGGGCGTCGACGCGCAGCTTGGATCGCTGGATATGCTCGTGGTTCACGACCTCATCGACCGAGCCGTCCTCGCGGCGACGCTCCATCCAGTCGTTGGAGCCGTCGTCTGCGATGTCGAGAATTTCGTCGAAGATCGCATCTGCCTGGGCCTCGCGCGCGCGCGCGTATTGCTCGCGGAATTTGGCGTATCGATCATCCCCCAGCCATCGGAACACAGTCGACTGCGCTGGCATCTTCTCGTCGAGGCAGATCGACCGCAGGCTCTCCCCTTCTGCGAGCCGATTGCAGATCCTCGCCGCAAGGGCGTTCGAGAACTTGGCGGATCGCTTAGCCATGCGTCACCACCTGCCCCGTCCGTACGCTCTCGCGATACCGACGCCTCTCCTCCTTGAGCGCCGCCAGGCCGCCGCATTCCGCGATCCACTGCTGCATTACGTCGGTCCGAGGCCCGTAGTAGCGCTCGATCCCGCGCCATCCATCCTTGATGAACCGCTCCCGGAAGCGCTCAGGCATGGGGGGGTGCCTCTTGGCTTCGATCGTCATGGCTCGATCTCCTCACCGTGGCTCTCGGCGATCATCTCAGCGGCTTCGAGCCGGATGCACATCGGCAGGCGGTTCCAGTGGCGGAGGAAAGACGAAAGCAGGTCGTCATGCGTGGGCTCAAGGCGTGAGAGGCTGCGCTGCTGGCCCAGGGCCTCGTAGCGCAGATCACGAGCGGGCGTGCGATCCCGGGTCGCCTTGGCGAGCAATTTGCGAGCCTCACCGTGCGGCAGGCGGGAGAGCGCGGCATAGTGGTCGAACGACAGCGCCGTACTGCGATCCTCGACCGGGAAATTCTCCGCGACCTTGGCGATGGATTCGAGGCGCTTTGGGTCCTCCAGGATCGCTGGCAGCGCGAGCTCCATCTGCCGGGCGAACTCGGGATCAGCCTTCGCCCGACTTCGGCCGTACGCGAACCAGTCCGCGGCCTGCCACTTCGTCTCCCGGTCGCGCTGGATCAAGTCGCGGCCGATCGACAACCAGCGCTCGAACGGTAGGTCATCGGGAAGGGTGAGAGCCGGGGCGTGGTCCTGCTCAATCGTGGCTACGGCGTTCATGGCGTTGCTTCCTCGGGGCGAAGTTGGCGGTAGGCGTCCAGGAGACTGCCGAAGGTGCCGCAATTTTCCGTGACGAACCGGCCTTCGGGATCGCGCAAGATGTACTCTTGGCGAAATGCGAATTGCTCACCGGCGACGATCGGACGAGTCCAGCCATCTGTGGTGCAGTGGAAGGCAATGACGACGTCAGGCTGGCGTGCGTGGAAGTCTTCGAAATCCGCAGGGCCATCCTCATCCGAGACGTAATATACGAGCCAGCCATCTTGCGCCGGAACGATTGTGGGGTGGGGGAGGTGATCATCTGCATGCATGTCGAATTTCCTTCGGACTACTGACTACGCTCGCGCGCGCGTTTCCTTCTGGGGGCTTTTTTCTCTCCATATTCTTCTTTTGTAACTTTAAGAGTAGTCTAGTAGTCAGGGGGGTGGGAACTGCGGATTTCTGCGGGTTTTGGCTGACTACAGGGGTGACTACCGAGCCGCTCCATGAAGGCGAGGGCGTAGTCATCCGTTCATCATGCTGCCCAATAATATGAACAGCCTGACTACAGCAGACGCAGCTATCCTGTGGGCTGTAGTCACCCCTGTAGTCAGGCCAGTAGTCAGGTGGTCGCATCATCCGGACTCCCTCACGTAGACGCGGATCGGGTCGCGTTTTCCCGTCACCGGGTTGCGCACTTTTCGCGGTCGGCTGACATATCCGAGACGCCGCAGGCACGAGGCCACGCGGTCGCGAGCACGTTCGTCCATGCGCTCGCTGGGAACGCCTATCAGCTGAAGTGCTGAGGCAAGCGTCAGAGATGCGATAGGGCCGTCCTGCTCGGCCTCCACCCGCTCAATCTTCTCGGCGAGTACTTCATCCCAGACGTCATACTTTTCCCGGCTGTCCACCGTATCCTTTGCCAGCGTCTGCTCGGACTCCTCGAGCCACCAACGCTCACCGTCGCGGAAGGCCTTGTACGCTTCGGCCCACAGCTGGTCGCGGCGATCGCGGATGAGGTCGATGTCTGCCCTGACCACCTCGACCGGCCAGTACCGGCGATTGCCGGTGCCATCGGTCAGATAGCCCGTTTCGCCCGGGTTGATCGTCCCGAAAAAGATGCACTGCCGAGGATGCTCCGTTGCCATCTTGGCGTAAGGCAGGACCACCTTGTCGTTGCGCATCGAAAGCATGCCCTTGACGGTGTTCTGGTCCCGCTTCGCGATCGCGATGAACTCCGCGAGCTCGACGACCCAGGCGCCCATCATCGCCATGACCATCTTGTTGTGCTGGTCGAAGAGGTTTACCGATTCCGCTGTCCAGTCCTCGCCGAACAGCGTCGCGATCGCGGTCGATTTCTTGACGCCTTGCGGTCCCTCGAGGACCAGAACCGTGTCGACCTTACACCCAGGCTTGAACGCGCGCGCAACTGCCGCGATCAGGGTCTTGCGTCCGACCAGGCGATTGAACTCGACGTTCGGGGCGCCCAGGCACTGCTGGAGCCAGTGATCGAGCCGCGGTGTGCCGTCCCATTTCAGGCTGCGCAGGTAATCGCGCACCGGGTGGAATGCGTTGTCCTTCGCATGCCTGATGACGGCGGGGAGAATGTCCGCGACGGGGGGCTCGAAGTGGTGGCTCTCGAGGATCAGCCTGATGTCGATAAGGTCGCTGTCCTCGATCGGTCGGCCGTTCCACTCCGCGCGCTGCGCCAGCTCGTTCCAGCGGATCGTGGCGCCGAAGTCGCGCAGGTTCTGCAGGTAGAGCATCAAGTTGGTGACGCTCTTCTTCGCGCCACCCTTTCCGTTGGTCTGGAGTTTGCCCTTCCAGGCTTCGAGCGAGATCACATCGGCCATCATGCTGCTTCTCTGATCGGCGAGGGCGCGTTGACGGCGCGGGGAACGCGCGCAGCTTTCAGCAGCACCTTGTTGAGTTTGCCGGCATCGAGGCCGACCACATTGAGCGTTTCGGGCAAAGAGGCTGGACTCCAGCGGATCTTCTCGAGCGCGCCCACAGCGAGGCAGCCGGGCACCTCGTCACGTTCGGGCGCTGTGTGGGCCCACTTTCCGGTGCGCGAGTCGAGCCAGCGCTGGAAGAATACCGCGCGCCGCCGCGCCCAGGCGACGAAGAACGCGTGCGTGTCGCCGAAGAGCGCGGGTTCGTTGGTGAAGGTCCCGACGATCTGAGGAGCGGGATCGCCGAGGACCTCGGTCGTTCGACCCACCGGGTCCCAAGCGATCACGCTCTCGATCCCGAGCCAGTCGAAGTCCGGATCGTCGAGCATGCGCGGAGCCGGCCACGCTGCGGCGATGACATGGCGATCCTCGAGCCGGAGAAGGCGGAACGGCGCGAGTGCGTAGACGGCCCCGGCCTCTCGCCGATCGATGCGCAGCGCGCGCCCGATCGCCGGATGCCACCCCGGCGCCTCCCACCATGCCTTGGCAGGGCTTTCCTTACCGAGCGCGTGTAGCCAGGCGGAGACGCTGTTGATCTCCTCGAGCTTTGCGGGCTGATAGGCTTCGGCGACGATAGGCGCGAGGGCTTCAAGCATCGAGCAGCCCTTCCATCCGCAGGCGGTTGGCGACGTCCTCGACGCTCCATGCGGCGAACGCGATGCCCCCGGCGCGCTCCTGCGCCTCGCAGAACTTCACCTGCGCGGGCTTGAGCCGGTCGCGGCCGGTCTTCGCGTCGATCCAAATCGCGCGGCCCTTGAAGGTGGCGGCGATGTCGAGCGCCCCCTTGGTGCCGAACTTCGCGGGACGGCCGTCGCGAGTGTAGAGCAGGCCGGGTGTGTCGACGGGGACCGACACGGCGCCGATCTCCGAGAGGTAGAGGCGGATGCGGTTGACGAGGTCGGTGTGGCGCTGGCTCATGCCGCGGCGACCTCCGGATAGTCGCCGGGGCGCTCCAGGCGCTTTCGGCAGGGCGGAATCCAGCGGACCCGTGAATCGTGCTCCCGATGGAGCCAGACGAGCCAGGCGTAGGCCGTTGCACTTGCTGCTTCGGGATCTACGCGACCCTTAACCATCGGTACGCGCTCCACGAACTGCAGCACGTAGGAGGGGGGGCGCTCCGAGAACAAGCGTTCGTGGCGTCCGATTCCTTCAAGGAAAGCGCTGCGAAGGATAGCCGCGCAACCGAAGCGCGACGTTGAAAGTGCCCGCTCGATGAATTGCTCCGCCAGACGAAATGGCGGGTTCATGCAGGTGAAGTCGACCTCGGCGATCGGGGCGGGAAACAGGAAGTCCTCGACCTCGAATCCGACGCCGTAATCATGCACGTCGCTGGCGACGACGCAGCGGAAATACTCGCTCAGCGGCCGCACCATGTAGCCGCGGTTTGCGCAGGGCTCGCGGACAGTGAAGTCGCCCAAGGGGAGAGAAGGAGGGCCATGCCGCAGAAACTCACACAGCGCCCGCGTCGCCCAAGGCGGAGTCGGGAAGTCGTCGAGGCTGTCGTGCGGCTCGCTGCGCTGCTGCATCACGGCTGACGAGCGGTTCTGGCTCATACGCGCCTCCCGAAATGGCAAGAGGCACAGCGCCAAGGGCCATGCCGACCCTCGCGCGAGAGGCAGGGATGGGGCGCACCGCAGTCGATGCAGCGCCCGGGTTTCCAGTTGGGGGCGGCGGGGCGGCTCATGCCGCCGCCCTCCGCTGCCGCGCCACCCAACGATGATGCGCCCACCCGGGCTTATAGCCGCGCTGCCGGGCCAAGTTCTGCCAATCCTCCAGCGTCTCGCAGTCGCGCTCCTCGAGCCGGCGGGCGCGCTTCATCATCTCCTCGGCGCGCTTCACCTCGGCGAGCGTACCGTCGACCTGCTCGATCTCGCGCGGGGCCGCTACGGGTGCATGACCGCACTGCGGGCATTTCGCGGCGGGCCGGTAGACGAAGAAGCATTCCGAGCACTGGCGCACCGGCACCTCGGTCGGTGCGGTGCGGCGCTTCTTCTCTCGGTCGTCCAGGCTCCACTCTCGCGCATCGTCGGGAAGGCCATGGGTCAGCGAATTGCCGGCGTGATCGAGGATGATCGCCTCGGCCTTCCCGTCCATCGGCCGCAGCGCGCGACCAACTTGCTGCAGATACAGGCTGAGCGACTTCGTCGGCCGCAGCAGTATCGCCGCTTCGATCGCGGGCACATCGAAGCCCTCACCGAACAAGTCGGCATTCGAGAGGATCAGCGTCTCGCCGCGACGGAAGCGATCGACCGCCGCGTCGCGCTCCTCGTTCGCCATTCCGCCATCGACGTGCTCGGCGGCGATTCCGGCTGCACGGAACTGCGCCACGATGTTGCGCGAGTTTTCGACGCCGGCCGCGAACACGACGGCGCGCTTGCCGGGGCAGAGCGCACGATAATGGCCGATCGCGTCACCGACGATCGTGGGTTTGTCCATGGCCTTCGCGAGCGCGCCGCGTTGGTAATCGCCAGCCGATGTTCGAACACCCGAGAGGTCGGGATTGGACGGCGCGAACAATCGGAACTCGCACAGGCTTCCCTCGGCGATCAACTCGCGCGTCGTTGGGCCCTCGACCATGTGCTCGAACCAGCGCCCGAGGCCTTGACCGTCGAGCCGCCACGGCGTTGCAGTCAGCCCGAGGATGCGCGCGTCAGGGAATGCGTGGAACAGCTGATCCCAGCTCTTCGCCCCGATGTGATGCGCCTCGTCGAACACGATCAGCTTGGGGGGCGGTAGATCGGAGATTCGCCGGGCAATCGTCTGAATGCTCGCGACCTGGACCAGCGCGTGAGGGTTCGAGACGTGGCCCGACTGGATCGTGCCATGGGGGATGCCGAGGCCGTAGAAGGTTTGGCTTGCCTGGGAGGCGAGTTCGCGGCGGTGGGTTAGCCACCAGACGGAGTTGCGCTTTTCAGCCGCACCATGAACGACTGTCGATGCCGTGATCGTCTTGCCGCCACCGGTGGGGAGTTGGAACAGAACGGACCGAGCGCCGCGGGCATAGGCTGCGCGCGCCTCGTCGATCGCTGCCTGCTGATAAGGACGCAGCGTGATCTGCATTGTCACGCTCCCCCGCGCGGAGCAGGTGCGCGCTTCAGAAGCTCGGCGATCTTCGCCGCATATGCCGGATCGGCCGCTTGGAGTGAGGCTGCGCGTTCGCGACCGATCCGGACCGTCGAATGGTCGCGACCGAGGACGCGCCCAATCTGACCGGACGTCCAGCCATGCTGATATGCGGCATAGTAGACGGCCTGTCTGGGGCGCGCGTGGCGGCGGGTTCGCGATGCCGAGGCAATTTCGCAGACCGGTACATCGAACACTTGGGACGCCGCCTCGATGAGCTCCCGAACGCGAGGGCGGGCCAGTATGGGCTCCGGCGCAGGTCGCGGGTCGGCTGTCGTGAGGCCATCGCCCAATATCGTCACGATGCGACGGTTGCCGGCGCGCTCGATCGAAATGCGGTGCAGCTCGCGCAGCCGGTCGAAGGCATCGCGCACGCATTCCATGCCGACGCCGAAGTGCGCTGCGATCTGCCGATTGGTCGGGCAGACCTCGCCGTCGCGCGCCAGTTCGCGCAGGTAGGGCAGGAGACGGTGGCGGAAGGCTTTCATGGTCACGATCCAATTCGGGATTTCTGTGGCGGGGGAGGATTCACGCCGGCGGCTCAGGTCGAAGGAGCGGCGACCACCGCCCGGACGGCGCGACAGGCATGAACGACCCATCCTCCCTCTCTCGCGGCCGCCACGTCCCGCGCCGGGATCACTGTGCGGCGGCCTTGGCCTTGCGGCGCTTCTGCGCAGCGGCCTGCGAAGCGCGGAGGCGCTGCTGCTGGGCGGCGATGGCCTTGTCGGCGAGGGGCTGGAGCTTGGCGATCTTGTCGCGCAGCGTGTTCCGCTCGTTGGTCAGCTCGGCGTTCCTGACGCTGAGCTCGCTGAGGCGATTGCCGTCACTTGCCGCCTGGTTCTCGAGGCGGTCGATCTGTGAAGCCCGCCGGTCGGCGAGCTGCAACGCCTGTCGCATGCAGCGCTTCGATTGCCGGTGGCGGCTGCGCTCGCGAAGCCAGAGGATGGTGGTGGCAAGTGCCACACTGCTCGACAGAATGATGATGAGCGCGGCGATGATGTGCGTATTCATGGTCAGTTCCTCTCGGCTTTCGTGGGGGAAGGGCGGTGAATCGGAAGCGTCACCACGCCGCGCATCGCGTCGAGGCGATGAAGCCAGCCGCCGATGATGCCGTGCACCCGGCGCAGACGGGGCTCGTCCTTCTGGCGAAGTTCGTGATCGGTGGTTTTCGACCCGCCGTGACTGGTCGGGCACTCGTGCTCGGCGACCTCCTGCGCGACAGAGATCATGTCGAGCGTCAGCGGATCGGTGGTGCAGACCGCGGCCTCGTCGACGTTCTTCACGCCGAACGCAGCATCCAGTTCGTCATGGGCCGAGGCGTCGTAAGCCAGCAGGTTCCAGATCTTGTCGGCGCTCGGGAGGGACTGGCCGCTCTTGAGGTTCCGCAGGTGACGCTCGGACACGCCAAGCCAGAGCGCGACCTGGTCGTCGCCATGCGCGCGGCAAAGGCGCGCGAGGGCCACGAGCCAGTTGGCGCGGAACTGCGTTTCCGACAGCGGAGTGCGGTTCGGAACGACAGGGCTATCGGTCACGGGCGATACTCCGATCATGCAAGGAGGAAGGACCAGCCGCATCGCTCAGCTCGATCAGAGGCGCGACGCCGTGGAAAACGAGATCGCTGTGGGCGCAGGTGTTCTGTCCGCAGGCGGCGCAGCGCGGACCCTCGGGATCGAGCGCGTTGCGCCAGGAGCCGGGCGGGGACGTGTCGATGGTGACGGTGGACATTCAGGTGCGCTCCCGGATTTCGATGTCGATTGCTCGCGCGTCCGGCAGTTGGATGCGCATCGTGTTGCTGACGATCATTCCTTCGCCGACGAACTGGCGGCGGGATCGGACGTCATGGATTGCGGTGATGACCCGCGAGCCGAAGGTGTGCTCAAGCGTCGGCTTGGGACGACGAATGCCGCGGCCGATGGCGAGGCCGAAGAGGAACGGCACCGCAAGAACCATGCAGGCGTAGATGGCGGTTGCGACGTCCTCCACGGCTCACGCCCTCCCGTCGTTCGCGGGACGCGCGAGGCGCGACCACTGGAAGAAGTAGCGGCGGCCGGCGAGGATGAGGGTCGCGCGGATCATGAGCGCAGCCCTCCACGGGCGGAGAATATTGACTCCCCGCCCGCTTCGGCCACTGTTGCAC